CTAAGAAGTCTCATGTGGTGGTTGCTAAGGAAGGTGACAAGATTAAGACGATACGCTTTGGTGAGCAGGGAGCAAAGACTGCGGGTAAACCTAAGTCAGGTGAATCCGCTAAGATGAAAGCTAAACGCAAGTCCTTTAAGGCTAGACACGGTAGAAACATCGCCAAAGGTAAAATGTCTGCGGCTTATTGGGCTGATAAAGTCAAATGGTAGAGAGGAGATAACTATGCCCAAAGGTAAAGGTACATACGGTAGTAAAGTAGGAAGACCACCAAAAAAGAAAAAGACTAAGAAATAACTTGACTTTTGTGACCAAATATGGTATAATATTCCTATAGTATACATTAAGTATATTATATAAATTAATAATTAAAGCTGTCCATTAAGGAGAAACAGTGTATGACAACAGATGTAGAACTTGAGAAGTACTATCGTTCCTTCGAAGAAATGTTCCGTTCAGATGGTTGGAAGAACTTATTGCAAGACCTTCAAGGAAGTGCTAATACGGTCAACTCAGTAGAAGCCTGTCAGGATGACAAAGACCTTTACTTTCGTAAGGGACAACTTGTAGTCATGGCTAACCTACTAAACCTAGAAGCACAGATAGAAACAGCTAAACAACAGCAACAAGAAGACGACTCGGAAGAATGAGACGTTTATTTGACTTCAAATGCGACAACGGACACGTCAATGAATTTTTAAGAGACGTAGATGTAGAAGAAGTTGATTGTCCTGATTGTGAGTTGAAGGCTAGAAAAATCGTTACACCTGTTAAAATCAATCGTGAAAAAAACTCTTGGAAGGAAGTCCGTCAATGGGCTAGAAATAGAGAGTCACACATGAAGTATGAAAGGAAACAGGGTATAAGCGACTAAACGTAAGGACAACTCCTGACCATAGAACCCTTACACTTAATACACCTCCATAATGATATAATCACGGAGTTTAATAATGGCAAGACTAATAGATGAGCGTCCAACGGAAGACGTAGAAGAGAAAGACATTGACACCTTAGAACAAGAGCCTCAAGTTGAGGAAACTCTTGAAGAACCTGAAACAGATTTACCTGAGAAGTATCAAGGGAAATCTACAGCTGAAATAGTAAGGATGCACCAAGAAGCTGAGAAACTCTTAGGTAAGCAAAGTTCTGAAGTAGGGGAGTTACGAAAGGTTGTTGATGACTACATCCAGACACAACTCTCGACCCAAGAAACACAAGCAACACAAGCTGACGAAGAAATAGACTTTTTCTCAGACCCCGACAAGGCAGTCGAAAGAGCGATTAATAATCACCCTAAGATAAAGGAAGCTGAACAAATCAGCAACCAATATCGCCAGTCAACGGCACTGAACAAACTGCAAACTAAACACCCTGATATGCAGGGAATCTTGCAGGATGAGAAGTTCGCTGAGTGGATTAAGGGTTCAAAGATTAGACAACAGCTCTTTGTACAGGCAGACCAACAGTATGATTATGATGCCGCTGACGAGTTATTTTCCCTATGGAAGGAACGTCAACAGGTTGTCACTCAGACTGTAGCCAATGAGAAACAGCAACGCAAGCAAGCAGTTAAATCTGCATCCACAGGTAATGCTCGTGGTAGCGGTGAACAGCGAGGCAAGAAGGTCTATAGACGCGCAGACATTATTAAACTAATGCGTACTGACCCCGATAGATACCAAGCATTATCCAATGAGATTATGCAAGCGTATGCAGAAGGGAGGGTACGGAACTAATTATATTTTTTAGGAGAAATTAAAATGGCTGATTCAACTTATCCCGCAATGGGCGGTGCAGTAGGTAACTCTGACGTAGGAACTTTTATTCCAGAGATTTGGAGTGATGAGGTAGTTGCCGCTTATCAACAAAACCTTGTACTAGCTAACCTAGTCAAGAAAATGTCCATGACTGGCAAGAAAGGTGATACTATTCACATTCCTAAGCCTACTCGTGGTGATGCTCACGCTAAAGCAGAAAACACTGCTGTTACTATTCAGAACGCTACTGAGTCTGAAGTACAAGTAGTTGTTGACAAGCACTTTGAGTACTCACGTCTAATTGAAGACATCACTGAGGCTCAAGCACTTGCTTCTCTTCGTCAGTTCTACACTGGTGATGCAGGTTATGCTCTAGCTAAACAAGTAGACTCTGACCTATTTGACCTAACTAAGTCTCTAGGTAACGGTAATGGTTCAAGCTACGCACATAACGCGGCTTTCCAAATCAACACTACTTCAGGTGCTTTAGAAGCATACGACATTGACGGTACTACTGACCTTGGTGCTTTCAGTGACGCGGCTTTCCGTGCTTTGATTCAGAAAATGGATGATGCAGACGTACCAATGGACGGACGTTCTTTGGTTGTT